CCCTAATCCGTACAGCTGTCGTGGTTCTTGCATTCTAGAAATTGCCATATTTTTACCTCAATATTTCGTTTTACTTTGTTTTTCCAAACAAATCAAGCCTCGGCATGACGACGTTTACGTCTCTTCTAATGTCAGTTTCTGGTATATTTTTGACTTTCCATTCTTCTTCTGAGGCATACACCTCTCCTGTTTTAATATTACTAATTGTTGTAGTAACTTTTGTTGGTTCAATTACCGGGACCTCTTTACCGTTTACGATTGTTGTTTTCATTAGTCTATTGTCTCCTTGTTTATGTTCATATAACTAATACCTATGGTTACAGAGTCTGTAGAACTCATTGTAACTTTTAATGCTGTACTCCCCTCTACTACTAAAGGTAATGATAATATTTCTGTGCTAGCGTTTGCAGATAATGTTTGAGTATTTATGATATTAAAATCGTTATTCTTAATAGTTATAGTTGGGGTGTTACCCGTATTATTTGTAACTCTTAACGATTTCACTATGTATGTTTGATTTATAGTAGGTAGTTGGTTACCAGAGGAGTCAGTTCCAAACATAGCTGTTTCTGCAGTTGTAGCTAAATTTACTCCAAAGAATTTAAACTGATTTACTGTAGCCATTATGAATCTAAAAAGAAACTTCTTGCTTCTATTTCTTGTTTTAATTCATCCTGAAAAGATGAGTTTAATTTTGTTATTACACCATCTAAGTCTCTAACTAAAGATTGAAAAGTTTTTTCTTCGTACTCTTCACTTGCTCTTGTTAATGATTGTACAATTTTTGCCATAATTATAATCCTAGTATTCTAGCTAGTCCTCCTTCTTTTAAACCAGAAAAGGCACCACCGGATGTATAACCTTGTTCATTGGTTGTTGAACCAGCTCCTCCTCCCATATCAGCGCCTCCGCCATATCCTCCCGTGGCTGTATTTTCTGATCCTGCTCTACTAGTGGTTATACCACTACTTGTTTTAAAACCTCTGTCATCCAGAGTCTCACGTCGTGATCTTTCTTTTTGTTTAATTCTATTTATATTAGCTTCTGCAACTTCATTATATCCAGTGTCTTCTTTTATTTGTTCTAATTCTTTCAAACCTTTTTTATCGTAATTATACCTTATTAAATTTAATTTATTCATACGATTTGCAGCGTCTGCCATTGGACCTTTAAACTTAAATTGACCAGTCTCTTCATCAAATTCTAACACAGTGTCTTCACCATATCTTTTATCAAATAACTCAGACCCAAAATATTTATCTAATTTTGCAATATCCTTTTTCTGTTTTTCTGCATAGTTACCAAAACCAGAGATAACATTTCTACCAAAAATATCCTTGTTACCACCAGTAGTATTTTCTCCAAATATAGTTGGACCAGTGTAACCCATTTTAGTTTGTGTGTAGATCTGCTCTGGCACAGTCATTTTATCATAGTAACTACTTGGCAGAATTCTATTTAAAATGTTTGTTAAGGTAGGAATACCAAATTGAAACCTTACATCTCTAGGATCTTCTGCAGGATAATTTCCAACACTTGTTTCATCAGCCATGTATTCTTTTATTGCTGCTATTCTTTCATCAGGATTCATGTTTTGAAATATAGGCATTTGTCTAGTGTCTCCAGCTAGCTTTGCCATATTAAAAGCAGTAGCATCTCTTTTCATTTGATCGACAGATCTTTGTTGTGGAAGACCAAAATTATAAAGCATTGACGCAAGTCCGTCAGGATTAGTTAATTTGTTTTGTCTATTAGTAGTCGCTCTACTAAAATCTTCTAGTAATGTTGTTGCTGGTGAAACAGATGAAATTCCACCACCTCCAATAATATTTTTTGTTGGAATGCCGGCATTAACAATTAAATTTTCTACCTCATTATTATCTTCTTTGTCTTCTTCAGTAGGAGGATTCAATAAGTACTTGATTCGAGGCATAAAATCTAAACCTTGATCTGTATAAAAACTGTCATCTATAGCCATTATCTTCTCCCATCCGGTTGTATGTCTAGTCTAAAAGTTCCTAACTTCCAGTCTTGTGACGTGCTTGTATTCTTCACGGTCATAGCAATAGATCTTGCACGAACGCGAGTATCTATTTTAGTCGTTGCCGACGTTGTTGTAAAGGATTGTGTTTTAGCAGCGCTATTAGGAAAATCTCTAGTCGTAAAGTCTATTGTTGTGGTTCCCACTTGTGAAATAAAGTCAGGTAAAAATCTACGTATTTTCATTATAAATTCACCATCACCTCTAAGGTCTGGCGTACCTACGGTCTGTCCTCTTGCTCTTCTTTGAGTAATATCAAAATCACCAGAAGTTATAGTTCCAAGTATAGCAGTCGTTGCTCCTCCAGCTAAAACTTGATCGGTCCCTGTTTCGTGTTCATAGTATATTGTGCAACCATCAGTGTTCCCTGTAACATCGTAAGAGTCTTGACTGTTAGGGTCATAAGAAGTTGCGTGTGGTTTACCAAATACAGCAGAGTCTGCCCATGCAGCTCTTGCTAAAGATCCAGTAGTCCAAATAGGTCGTTTACTTGTTGAATCTAAATAATTATATGTCACCGATCTATCAACTATGTTAGATCCATTAGTGCAATAAAACCATGTTACTTCACCAAACAAATTATTTAATCCTGCATTAACAAGATCTCTTGCTGTGGTATTTATATCGTCATAAACAAAATCTTCTACCAAGCATGGTATAGATTTTAACTGACCATCATAAGTAAAGAATCCATTTTCTGACATCCAATATGCAGAACCATCAACTTCTACCGCAGCATTTTTACCAAGCAAACCGCAGTTAGTTCCTACTTGTTCAAATGCAAATGTAAACGGTTGACCTACGAACCTCATGAGAAAGAGTGCAGTGTCAGTCCAAACATAGATAGCATCTCTACCTCTGATAGCTCCCATAATCATAGAGCCATCTGCAAGTCTTTGAGTTCCTGCTGTATTGGTTGCAGTTACAGTGTATGCGTTTGTGCCGCTAATATTTTCTTGGTCTGAGAATCTTATAAACATATCATCTTGAGTATCTGTATTGCCTACAGTTGTTTCAGTTCCAAAGAATACTAAGTGTCTATCTGGTGTAGATACCATTACGTGACGAGATGCTGTTGGTGCGTTTGCTATTATGGTAGCTCTGATTGCCGTTGCATTGGTAGGAGCAGAGTCCCATTCAAAACATGCACCATTGTAAATTAGTGCAATAAGTTTAGTTCCAAAATTATCTAATACCCAAAGACCTGGATCAAGAGTAACATCATCAGAAGATGACTCACCCCAAGCAACAAAAGCTGAGATGTTGGTTACTGTAGCTCCGGCTGAGTGAGTAGCTTTAGTAGTTCCGTTTACACCTCTGTTTCCTCCACTCAAGGTCCCTGTTGCCGTGTTATTGTTTGTATAGGATATATCTTCAGTCCCTATTCTAATTTCTCCTGATGCTGGAAACTGTGTAGAGTCAGCAATAACTATAGTCGTGTCAGTGGTGTTAGTTAGAGCTGTGCTCAAAGTAGTTGTAGATGGTCCTGAAACAGTTCCTGACCATTGTCCAGTACCCCATCCAAAACCTCCAACTTGTTGAGAAGGTCCAACACGATAGTATAATAAAGCGTCTGCACTACCTACGTTAGTCATTGGACTAGCTCCTTCATTACCACCCATTGTAACAGTTATGGTAGTTGCTGATGGTGCAGAAGCAACCATATATTTTAAATTATTAAAGTTACCATCTGCAAATGCAGAACCAGAACCAGATATACCACTTACGTTTTCAAACAAAAGAATATCATCATCTTGTAAGTTATGTGGACTTGGAAAAGTTATTGTTACTGTTGGTGAGCCAGTTTGACTAGAAAAATTAACTCCACTAATTGTAGTTCTAATGGGGTGTATGTCATAGAACTGACCTCCAGAATAAACGTATAAAATTTTGTTTGTGCCTATAGCAGCGTATTTAATACCTGCATTATTGTCAAATTGATGAAGAGCCCTAGCAGCACCTGTTAACTTATCACTTCCTAACTGTTGCCAACCACCTATTTTTTCAGGTGATCCATATCTAAAACGCACATTATCGCCATCAAACCATTGGCCTTCGGCCCCAGTTTCGGTGACTTGTTTGTTAAATCCGGGTAAAAATCCTAGTTTCTGTAGCATAAATCCTTATACTATTAAGGCTTAATTTTATCAATCAATAGTTTAAAAGCTTAAAAAGCCTCGTAAACTACATTCAATACTAATCTAAAGTCTTGGTCAGTGCAGGTAGTTCCTGAGTGAAACGTAGCACTTGGAAATGTAATCAAGGTATTTTCCTCCGACTTTACATTCTGATCTTTAAATCTCGTATACCCATTATTAGTATTAAGATATAGGATAGAAGTCAATGCATTAGAGGACTCAGTATCCTGGTGATAATCATGCTCTATAATCTCAGGTGTCTTAGTCAACAGGTTTAATTTAACCCTTATTAAACGTTTAATATTTAACTTGTCTAGCAAAGGCCTAATAACTGTAAAATGGTAGCTTGATGGCTTATCGTTTTTATAGAATATATGCACAAATTGTCGATGGGTATCGTTATCGTCGTACACACCTTGAATAAACCATTCAAATAAATTGCTTAATACTAGATCATTTAATTTTTTTATGTCTTGTTTTTTTAAAAAATCTTTCTTTATATCTATCATGATTTAAACCCTTCAAACGAAGAGTTAAATACTATCACACTTTTACGTTTGTTCGAATTATTAATTGGTGACCTATGGTAGAGATGTGATGAAAAAGTAAGAATGTCTCCTTCTTTTATATTTACTTTAGACCCATCTTCAAATTCTGTTGCTATCTTAGGATCAGGTAGTTCTAAAAAATACACATTAGAAAACTGACAACCTGAATGATTATGCCAGACTTGAAAATTTTGTTTACGATACTGTTGATACCAAGCTCTGTGTATGATGTAATATTGACTTTTTAAAGAAGCAGCCATGTTTAGTAAAAATTTTTCTAAGTGAGGAAAGAAGTAGTCCCAATATTCTCTAGTGTCATTTGGTTTTAAATAGAAGTCTGTTTTTGTTAAAGACTCTGTATGATCTTTAATGGACACGTCTGGCATCTTTTTAATTAAATTTAAGACTTTCTTTTTATGCAGTAAGTGATCTTTAAAAGGACTTACGTTTATCACTCTATTACACCTTTAGAGAGATTAAGATCCGTTGTAAAATTAGCGGCTACAGAAATTCTTTCACCTTTGCTTTTAAAAGGAATAACATAATGAAGAAGATTAAAAGGAAAGATAAACAAATCTCCTGGTTTTGGTAAATGTGCGTGTTCTGTTATGTTATGTAATCTTTGTTCTCCATATCTAAAGATAATAGCACCGGGTCCTGAAGAAGAACCTAGGTAGTCTTTATTTTCTTTTATGAGATCAGGAGGATTATCTAAATATAAAACACTAGAAAAGTGGCAGCTGCTGTGTGTATGTGGAGGATTAGATTCTCCAGCTATCATATAGTTAACCCACGCAGAGTTACATGTTAATGGTCCAAGAGTATTATTATGAAACTTTTGATAGCCATGTCTATAACAATCTAAATATTCTTTTATAATTTTTTCAAACTTTTTTCTATCAATAGAGTATTCGTCATCAATTACTCCAGCTAGTTTTTTTCTAAAATCACGTTTCTTTGATTTAACACATAATTTTTTTACAGCAGCTAACTCCTCACTAGTTATCTTAGTCTGCATTAAAAAAGGTCCGAAGAATGGGTGGTAATATTCAATCATTTAAAATCCAATGCACAAGTAATTCTTCTATGCTTACATTTTTTTACGCCGTGTTGATATTTTGAATCAAAGAATATCATCATACCATCTTCTTCTATCATGTGATATTTTTTATCACCGTTTATAAAATAAAGTGGGTTATCAGAAGAAGACTTTACGATAAGAATACATGACAATAATTCAGGCTCATGGTTATGAGGATTACAATGGTGATCTTTAGAATAGTAGTTTGCCCACCACCAAGACTTATTTAATTTTATTTGTGTGTATTTTTTTAAATAGTTAAATGAAAAATTATACAGCTCATTAAAGAATGTATAGTCTGGATTAAAACCTGATGTCAAAGCTTTGACATTGTTTAAATCTTTTTTCCATTTATGTTTTTCTGCATACACAACTTTTTTAATTTTTTTATTTAACTCAGGTTCTATGGCTGTTACTTTTATATTTAACATTTATTTAAAAACAGTGTTGGTTGCTATAATCCATCTAGGTTTATCATTCTTAATTTCTTTTGGTCTATGCCCTAATTGAGATGGCCATATATACCAATGGTCTAACACAGGTACAGTTTCAGTTTTAAAAAAATCATTTGCAAACTCTGTCCCATGATCTGTTTTAGTTAAGTAACAAATCCCTGAGACTTGTATCTTAGATTTATGTTCTTCTTGAAAATGATTGTGCCATACTGCTGGATTCTTTGTTCCTGGTTTTACATAGAGAGCCCATGACAGTGTTTGATCTACTTCATTATTTGGAAATATTGATTTTAAAATTTTGTAATAACTTTGATTTAATTTAATAATTTCAGAATGAGGTATGTCCAAAGCGTTAGCAGCCGATTGTTCTTTAGGGTGTGGACAATTGGGATATTCCATACAACATTTACAACCATCTAGATATTCTTTAAAAGCAGCTATTAACTTTTTATTATCTAACTTATCAAACTTATAAACTCTTATTGGTATGTCAGCAAAATCTATCATATTTTAAAAGGTATAAAATGATTTCCGTATAATCTATTTGGTAAAGATTTTATAGGAATTATATCAAATGCTATTGTAATACGTGGTCGTTTAGATTCTTTCCATACTGAACTACTGTGTTCATCACCATCACTTTTACCAATGACTATCAACCCTTCTTTACTTACTACTTTAACGGTCTTTTTAATATTAGGTATTCTATATTCTGTAAAACTATTACCAACTTGTGCACAATAAAAACCATGCCAAACTTTATGTTCTGGTTGCCAGTGTGGGTGCCAATCTATTTTTTCACCCTTTCTAAATACGTTCAACCAACTTTTTATAACATAAATCTTATCTTCTAATAAAGGTGTAATATTTTTTACTAGCTCCGCGTACAGTCTATTTAAATCAGGACCAGGAAATGTAAGAAGATTATATTTGTGATTATGAGCTGCAGGCACATTGCCATGCCATTTAGGATCAATTAAAGCAAAATTGCTTATTAAAGTTTGCTCTATTTCTAAACAATGTTTTACTAATTCTTCGTTGTTTATAGAATTTGTTTGAAAGCCATACAAATAATTATCGCTATATGTAATCATTAACAATAACTCTTTCTTTTAAACCATGCAGGCAAACCTGGATGTGGTCGTGTATCGTATAAATTATTCTCAGCACCCTCGGTGTCTTCACTGTTATAGTGTAGAAAAACTTGTGCACATTTTTCTCCAGTGAAAGGTTCTCTCCAATGTTCTAAATCCTCTCCTCTGTAAATCAACATATCACCTGGTTTTAAATTTATTTTAACTCCTTTTAAACCGTGTCTACCAGACGGCTCTAGATAAATAGGCCAAGGGTCTCCACCTAAATTTAATGTGGTAGATATTTCACAACTAAATCTATCTTTGTGTCTTTTTAAAATATCCCCTTTTTTATAAACCCTGACATAAGAATAATTTTCAAACAGATTCATTCCTGTTTTCTTTTCCATAAGTGGGTGTAATTTTAACAATAATGTTTCCATTGCTATGTCAGAATAATGAGCGTAAGTGTTAGGAACTTGTTGAGTAGTTTTTTCCCAAACTCCAAAAGCTTCTTCGAATGGGGATATATACTTGTTTTTAAACATAGTGTCAGCCACATCTCTTTTTAATAATATATAATTATAACAGAACTGAGCTAGCTCAGGACTAATAGCTTGTTTAATTACTTCGTATTTCTTTTTCTTAAAACTCATATTGTTGGTGCCGTTCCTTGTATTAAATCTCTGTGTATTGCTTGAATATTAAAATGAATAAATCTAAAAGGTTCTTTACCTTTATCAACTGTAAAAGCATGTGGCAGATAGCTGTTAAAAATCATCAAAGCACCTGGGTTACACTGGTGAGAGACCTGTATGTTAGATGAGTTTATATCTTTATTTAATTTAACTGGTAGCTTTGCCATTGCAGCTGAAGGCCTTGGATCAAAGAAAACAGGTTGTGCAGTTGCAGCTGAAGATTTTAAAAAATAAAAACCTGATACATGACTATTAGGATGAACATGTGTATGTTGATGAGCTCCACCATTTTTAGAAAATTCTTGTAACCAAAAATCTGTTACTACAGGGACATAGTTTTCTATGTTGTATCCTTGACTATCTAAAAAATGCCAGCTTTTATCTACAACGTAATCTAACAAAGTTTTAAAATTAGGATCTGATTGTAGTTCATCAGAATGATGAATAAGTCCGAAGTCTTTTGTATCTTTAATCAAATCTTTATTTTTTGCTCTTGCATTTTTAATATGGACATTGCCAGCTTTGTTTAAAGTGTCGACCCACTCAGGTCTATAATCTAGCCACACAGGTGATGCAAAATAACTTTCTACCCTCATATTGTCTTTCATAATGTATATATATCAATAATATGGTTTTCCACAAGTCCAAATAACCAAACTATATCTAGTTCCTTTCGTAACTTTTTTTACTCTGTGCCAAACAAAAGATGGAAATACTACAATAGAACCTCTAGGCAATATTTCTGAACACGCGGTTGTTTCAATCTTTTTTCCTGGCTCATTATTATTTTTAGCAAACTCTAGTTCTCCTCCTTCATAATCTTCTGGATGAGATAGACTACATGTAACAGATAGCTTTCTTATCTTTCCATGTGATGGATCATTTGGTCTATCGTAAGGAATATCCCATGAATCACAATGCCAACCATAATATTGATTTAATTTATATTTAGTAAATTGACAAGATTCAGATATATCCCATTGAAAGTTCCAACCTGCATTTTCGTTAGCCGTTTTTACGTAAGGTAAAATTTCTTTATATATCCATTGATCATTTAACCATGCAACATTAGAGTCTCTTTTCTTTTTTAAATCTTTAAGATCCTCACCAACCAACTCTCCTTTGTCTTTAAACTTACCTGTAACAGCTGTCTGTTCTTTTTGCATATTGCCATATTCAATAAGCTCATCACAAAACTTAGGTGATAAAGCACTTTGAAAATACCAATACGTGTTTTTTAAATTCATTAATTAACAATGAGGTGTTATTTCTTCATACGTAACCCTTAAAACTATTCTTTGATCATCTAGTTTATTGGGTAAAAGATAATATTCTAGATTAGAATTAAAAATTACATACTTGTTACTTTCTATCGGCATGTTCCAATATACTCCTTTCTTACGGTTGTTATCATACTCTATTATCATGTCATTGTCATCACTATCTATAAAATAAAGCATAACAATATCCGGACTGTTTTTTAAATCAGCATAATTTAAATGATGTCGTTTTGTAGTTCCTTCGTTTTTCCAATGAACCATAACATCATGAGTTTTTCTTCTTAACGTCTTGCCTGTTTTTAATTGATATTTTGCTTCAGCGTAATCTAATATCCAAATAATATCCTGTGATAAAGGTACGTGAACGTCTTTAAATCTATTTAATTTTCGCTCATGTAAATCTTGAATGTTCCAACTTATAAAGTCATAAACGTTTTCAAAATTAACTTTAGATAATGATAAAGGTAGTTTTCCGTGTAAGATAAATTGTTTAGATAGCTCTACTTCTTTCATAGGAATTTAAATACTACATTCCTTCTCGCCAAATAACCTCTTTATCCCACGATTGAGTTCCTTCATTCCAATGATACAAATCATCTACACCATTAGTTTGGGTTGAAGGTGCTGGAGTTGGTGCTTCCCAATCCATCGTAGTTTCGTTTATTGTCCAACTATTAAATACTACCCCGTCGTCATTTTCAGGTCTAGGTAATATGAATGCATCTCTTGTTGGATCATACGTAGCTCCAGGAGTTGCATAATTATATCTTAACATTTTACTTTGATCAGATGCAACTGATCCATCATTGTTTAAATATCTTCCTCTTCTTGTGTGGTATGAAGTTTGTTTCCAATGTTCCCAACCATGTACGTTTCTTAAAAAGTTAATACCCACTTCTTCGTTCTCTGCTCCGTTTTTCATAAGGTGTTCATCACCTACTGAGTGAACAGAAAGTACAACGTTGTTTTCATCTAATTTTGCAAAGTGTGCCATAATATTATTGGAACTTGTATCTAA